CCGCTGGGTAGTTTGTGAATTTCTTTTGCCAAGCGTCACTATCAATATAAGGCCAAACCATGGCCACTTGTTCTGTACTTAATTCGCTTAGAAACTTTTGTCCAGATTCTGAATTATAAATCACCCAGGGTGAGATACGTCCGGCAGTGACAGCATAGCACAAGGCATTCGTATTGCCATAGCGCATCCAGTCATGTGCAGGATTGCCTGTTTCCTCTGCCCAACGCATGCTGTGTTCTATTGCACGGGCCAAGGCATCGTCTACGGCTTCCACACGCAAGTATTCTATCAAGTACTCTGTGTACACATTGTCACTGCACCAGTGATCAATCTTTTTTTGTGCTTTCAACAACCAGGTCATGAAACGTGGGGGCGCAATCACATGAGTGTTTACACAATAGTTCCCAAACTTGACAAATGCTCGATAATAAGGGCTGTCACAAAAGTCATCATGTGTTTTGTTTTTTGCTGAGCCTTGCATGGTTTCATAGAACCGGATGTAGGCTTGAAATCCCATGCGTACCCCTGCTTCATCCCGAGCCAAGCGTCTACGTTTGGGCTCACATGAATGCACCAACAGTGACGTTTCTTTAATAAACGTTTTCTTGCAATACTCACATGTGAATGTCATTTTTTATCATTACCGGCAGATTTGTTGTAGGCGTCAATTTCTTTTTGGGTTGTGATCTGTGCCATGACATCTATTTCGTCATCTTTGTATGTGGGATACATGGCCATCAAGGCCTTGCGTTTGGCCGACAGTCCTGCTTCTTTCTTGCGTGGAGCAATCCATGGATGTCTTGGTGTGCCTAGTCCGGGACTTACGCTTGTGGCCATGAGCCATTGCAGTTTGGGGTGCCTGCCCACATTAAAGAAGTGTTTGTTAAGATAGTGATTACAACTTTGCACATAGTATTCTTGCAATTCGCGGTTGCCTTCCACAGCCGAGCCCCAACGTATCATGAGATAGTTTGAAAACTTTTTCTTTTCTTCTGCGGTGAGTTCGTCGTAGAATGCTCTATTCTTGCGATCAAATTGTCGCATCTCGTTGGCAATGTTCAGTTTGTCACTCATTAGTTTTACTCAATTGGTAAATCATTATAGCACGTTCCAATGCATCTTGTAAAGTGGGATTGGTTCTTGCCGCACGACGAATGTCGCCCCAAAGTTTGTTTTCCATTAGGTGATCATGCAAGGGTTTGCCGTCCTGGGTTCTTGAGTCATAGTCAATTTGGTGACCAGTTATGGGATCATAGCCGTAGCCCACTAAGATACGGTCAGTAGGATCAGCACCCGACTCTCGAGCATACACTTCATTACCCACACGCTCGTAGATATATGTTGCATCAGGTTTGAGTTGCCCCATTACCAAGCCTTGTTGTAGTCCACAATCTCGCAGTTGCGGCTAACATCTTTTACAAAGTACACACAGTCAGGTTCGGGATCATCATTTAAGGGCACAGCCAACATCTGGCCGTTCTTGAGTTTGGGTGCGTACCAGTTGACTTCATGATACACATCCAAGATTTCGATGTCGGGGAAACTGGGCCTGTAACTTGACAACGGGTTGAATTGAAATACTCTAAAGCCTCTGTCATTGATACTGGTCAATGGTAGCACTTCCAAGTCACCAATGTCGGGTTCACCTATCAGTATCTGCCAGTCCATGGGCATTTTGAGAGTTTGTGTTCCTATACGCAACACCAGGGCCGGCGCATTAAACGATTCTAAAAAGATCAAGGGAATAAAATGATAGTCTGGGTCTGCTGGATTCGAATTGTCTAGTATAGCAAAACGCATGTCATCAACTTCTTCGGGCAGTTGATTTAGGTCGTAGTAGGTGTTGTCAAGTGTTAATATTCGCATGTTGTTATAATACAGGATTTAAAACTAAAAGTCAAGATCTTTTTTTCATAATCACGCCACAATCTGTGGTCCATTCCAGAACTTCATAACCTTGGGACAGCAAGTAAATCACACAAGGTCCACATTTACCAATCCAACAATCATTAAATTGGTATGTGTCATCAAACATTACCATGGTATTGTCGTGAAACAATGATTGTAATGCTAGTAGTTGTTTCATGTGTTCAATCTGGCAATTGACATTATTCATCTCAATTCCTTGTCTAGCATACTCAGCGATTTGTTTTTTGGTTATATCGCGGGTGGCAATTTCTCTTATGTCATATGTGTAATCAAAATTATCCAGATATACCAATGCAATATCTGTGTGCCTGGACGCAAACTCCCGGGCCCATGCACTGCCTGGTTGCACCACAAATTCAACATTGTCAAGGGTGTCTTGTAATCTAGTTTTAGCGTCATCTGACAAATCAACCGAGATCAATTTGGTTCCATGTTCCTGTGCCAAGTTTGCCAGTATCGTTGTACTACCTTCAAATCTGTCACTTCCAATCTCGACAAACACACCAGAAGTTTGCTTGGGCATGTGTTTTTTAAGTCGCTCAAAAATCTGTGTGCCCATTATGCTATCTTCATCCATTCCAGTTTTTCTGCTGAGAATGGATAGTTGGCTTCTTTATAGAACTGTTTGCGTTTGGTCAAGTGTCGTTTGGCAAACTTACAGGTACTGGTTATGTCCCAAATTTGCACATGATCTTTGTCTTCTGCTTTTCTTATGCCGCGGCCAATACTTTGGATAACACGGACAAAACTTTTGCCGGGTTCAATAAGAACCAAATTAAAAATCCTAGGGATATTAATACCCACAGCGGCAACACCATAGGTAGCCACAATAATCTTATCAGTGCTGTCTGCAACTTCATCATATTCATCTTGACGGTCTTTTGCTTTGGTCGCTCCGCTCACAAACACCGCACGATCACCCAAGCGTTCTACTAGAGCATGCCCTGCGGCTACCCGGTCTACAAGCACCAGTGTGTTGCCTGTTTCATTTACCTTGCGGATTAATTCGGCCATGGTATCCAATCGGCCCGACTCTTCAAGCAAGTATTTAAGTTCTGATTGGTACTCTTTATACTCCACGTGATCCACCAACTGCACAATGTTCACGTGACAGTTGGCCAATACACCTTGCTGTTGCAGTTCATTGGCACTGAGACGCCCAATTACAGGACCCAGTCCTACTAGTAATGCTTGGCTCTCGAACTTCTCTTTGGGTATGGTTCCAGTCAAACCCCAGCGAATTGGCACTCTAGCCATTACACCTGTCAGCAGGGTTTTGAGTGCATCTGCCTTGGCCATGTGTACTTCGTCTACAATAACACATACCACACCTTCCAAGAACTCGCCAATGGTTACTTCGCCTGTGCCGGCTTTGGTGTTCTTTAACAAGACATTCAAACTTTGCCAGGTGCAAATGGTATGTGTGCGTCCATATTCTTTTCTATCGCCAAAGAACACACCTACATCTTGCTCCATGTTGATGTAGTCTTTTTCTGTTTGTGTTACCAAACTCTTGTTGGGCACAATAACGATTGAGCGTCCATATGGTGTGACTGCATTTGACAACGCCGCTGTCATTATGGTTTTACCAGCACCTGTGGCAACTTCTTGTAGGCATTGAGGGTTGGCCAGGAAGTTGTTTACAATGTCAACTTGATAGTCCCGCATGATGATGGGTTCACCAACAGCAGGGTGTCCTTTGGGCCACTTGATATGTGCAAAAGAGTCTTCACGCACTTGTTCAAACGCAAATGTGGTTGAGTATTCGCGTTGATCATCTAGTTCAATATCATAATCAAATTTTTCTAATATGGGAATGATCTCGGGCAGTAAGTTTGTGTAAGTGCTACCGCCCAGTTGAAAGTAACTGACCTTGCCATCCCAGCGTCCTAGTCTAACTGCGGGCAGGTAACGGGCATAGGGCACATCATATTTGAAAGCATTAACCAAGGCCTTGCGCACATCCAAATCCAGGCCCTCCAACTTGATGTTGACTTCGTCCTTAATTTGTATTGTGCATCTTTTCATTCTATTGTTGCCTGTTGTACCCATTGCCGTTCGGCGATCTGGGCAAGTAATTGTTCCTGGTCGCCATTGTTGATTAAATCTGCAACTGGCAATCTCATGGGTCTCGCTTGTGTATTATACACACTTGTGATGTTGTGAGCAAGGAAAAAGTCACAATGTTCATCGATATACTTTTGTATTTTGCCGTACTTGAGTTCAAGATCTTGTTCTGAAAACTGCACATTAAAATCGGCACTGTAGTGACTGAATGGTCTAAATGCTTCGCCACTGATGTACTTATCATTGTCATTGGCTAGATCTTCTGTGGTTTTACCAATCTCACAATAGTTAAGATATACTGTGCCAAATGTTATTTGAGACTCACTATATCGATCTTGCAGATGTAAATCAAGTTTGTGTGTCTTGGGCATGCCATACCAAGTACAAACAAATCTTGGCGTGGTTTTAACAGCCACACTTTCACATCTATGTACGGCCAGGTTAAGTTCGGCTAGAGCCTGCCTAACCAAGTCCGGAGCACGACGCCAATATTCACTATGTTGTTGGTCTAGTAACCCGTGATGTTGTTCAAATATGTTATGCATGTAGTTGAGACAGTCTTGGGTGTACTCAAACGGCCGCTGTATTATGACTTGATGTGCGTTGATTGTGGCAATGCATTGTTGAATGTACTCTACTGCACGGTGTTGCTCTTGCTCAAGGGTACCAAACCCATAAAATCTATTGGGGTGGTCCAAGGGATAATGGCCGCGGGCTTGCATGCGTTCTACCCATAATTCTGCTACAGGTGTTGAACGTATTTGAAATTTGAGTGTTAGATCACCGTCCGTGCCCAAACGGATCACAAGATGTTGAGGCATAATAGCAGTATATACTTATTGTATCAACAAGTCAAAAAAACAGGTACCTTTTTTAAGGGTACCTGTTATAAAACCCGGGCCGGAGCCAACCAATGCCCGGGGAAATTCTAAAGGTTAAATCTTGCGCACAATATATCCTTCAATTCGGTAGTATTCTACTTCGTCCATGTTGTCTGTTGTGAACAACAAAAAGTCACCTTCATAAACTTCGTACATCAGTAGGTTTCCTTTACCAAAGTATATTCATCTGCGGGCCATTTGGATTTAAACTCTTCCGATCGAACATATTCATTGTATGCTTTGGCATCAAAAAACGTCTTGCGAAAAACTGCTTTGTACTCACCTTTGAGCGTGATTGTTAGGTAAATGCTTTTTGCTTTTCCTGCCATTTCAATCTCCAAAAACTAAAATTATAATTGCTAAAAATAATGCCCAGCCTGGGTTTCCTAACATCAGCAACATTAAGGCACCTATCCAAGCCATATTAGGCACTCTTCATACAAGTTGTTTCTGCCAGGCGTTTCCAGTTCAACACTGACATCTTGCGCAAGTCTGCAATTTTCAGCGCCATACGCAGGCTCAATTCACGCAAACGGTCCTTGTTTGTCAGCATAAAGTCAATGATGTCGTCTTGAACAGCCTCATCAAACTCGTAGTCTTGGAACAAGACACCGTCTTTGGCAATCTGTTTGATACGCAACAATTTGTCACGTTGTGAATCCAGTGTAAGGTCTAGATAGTGACAGCGTGATTGCAATGCGTCCAAGTGATCACGCAATTTTTGCGATTTCATTTGATCAAACTTAAGGTTGGTAATAAAGATTACCGAGCCTTTGAATTCGAATCGATCTGGAATGCCTTCACGACGCAGGGCACTACTTTCGCTCAACCAGGAAATAGTGCGTTTCTTGCCCGAGTCCAATGCACCTTTCAGCAAGTTAAGAGCAACATCATCTAGCAAAATGCTATCACAGTCGTCAAATACAATGACACAATTTGAATCGGAGTACTTGTAAAGTGTTTGGAACAAGCCGATTGGGGTAGCCGAACCTTTTACAACTTCGGCACGTAGACGCTTGCCTGCCAGTTTGTCAAACAAACATGCCTTTTCAATCTCAGTTTCAACGCCAAAACTCTTGCCCACACCCGGAGGGCCTGACACAATCATTGCACGGATGTCACCGCTCACAGTGGCCTTGGTCATTTCTGTAAGAATGTCAAAACGCTCACGTATGCGATTCATTGCGTCCTCGTCAGATTCTGTCACAAGAACTGATTTTTCAAAATGCACTGTATTGTCTTTTGTCATGCCGTTAGTATACTCTATATCTGAAGGGTTGTCAACTGTAATACGGATTGTAGGGGCAAAGCCGGGAAACTGTCCTTCATTTTGGACTGTGACGTACCCACCTTTTTTACCAGTTTGAAATCCTTTTACAAGAGTAAAAGAAACATCTTGCACGGGTTGGTTGCGATACACACCACGTAAAACTCGAATTGCACTCATAGTTGGCTCCTTTTTGTGCGGGTTAAAATTAACTGTCTATGCTTATATTATAGCAAATGACCATTTAATGGTCAAGTACTACAAAAGTATTACTTTTGTGTGATTTCATCAACTTTTTGCTCATATTCCAAGCGACTCAGTACTACTTGATACATGCAATATATCAAAAATGTAATACTTCCTATTGCAAGTAGATTAGTCAATTCTTTTGCAGTTAAAGTTGCAAACAAAAGTTGTATACCAACTGCAATGGTGGAAGTTACAACAAGAATGCCTGCTGTCTGTAATGCGGCTTTGAGTTTTAGATTCATATATTCCTTTGTTTCTTTATGTGTATATTATAGCAAAAGGCCGATTAGTTGTCAATTACACTAAAAGTATTACCTTTGGAAATCAACTAAACGCTGAACAAGAATGCCATGCTCTGCGTCCATTTCCTCGTGACTGAGATAGAAGTCTGTGGTGGGGTCATAATAACGTCCTTCTCGAGGATCATAATACAACACACGACCGCTTGCATATTTAAAGGGACCTTCAAGCCCTTTGCGAGGACCATATTTTTGGCGCATTAAATCTGTTTCAAAACGATCTGCAATTACCTTGTAGCCCATCTGGCTCTCCTTTTTGCTCTGTATGCCGTAATTATAGCAAAATGGAAATTATTGGTCAAGTACTACTCTAGTACTACTTTTTATTGCCACAGTTGTTGCACTAAAGGGTCGTGTACATCTGCGGGTTTTGGGTTGCCGTGGAACACTACCACACTGGTGTCAGGCTTGATTTTTACCCCGGTACCTGGTTTGAGATGTTTTCTTTTTGCAAAATCATATCCACCATCAAGACACTGCCAACGAAAACTTTCAAAACGAAAGTCATCTGCAAATCGTCGTTGATTTACATTTAGCATCGCCCCCAAGTAGTCTTGATCTCCGGGATAACTTTTGATTGTGGCTTTGAAATCTGCTTGCGAAAACCGATCCCATATCCAACCGAATCGATCAACATTGAACCACATCATGCTGGAATTCATTGTGACTGTATCTCTGCGTTGTAGGTATCTGAAGTCTCTAATGGTCCAAAGATAGTCTGTGCTGAGTTCACGCACCCAGTCAAGTTGATTTGCAATCACAACATCTAGATCAAAATATAACATATTACCCGCAAAGTATTCGGGATTGAACAACTGCATTTTGTACCACCAAGATCGCTTGGGTCCGCTTATGCCCCAGTCTTCTAGGATGTGTTTGACCATGTGTGGTGGTACTGATCTATCATGTTCTGTATAAACATGCAAGCGTACCTCTGCTGTTAAATGGCGACACAACATATTGTACAAGTGTTCTACATACCGCCAGTCATAGCCTGATCCATGGATCACACAGGCACAGTCAATGCGTCCAGGATTCTTTTTTGACATTAGAATTGAAAGATAATTTGATATTCGTCGTAAATGGGCAAATGGCCTTGACCGTACAAATAGTCAACTATACGACTGCCTTTTCCGGTTCGTCGATTGTTGTTGACCCAGCGCGAGTTGTCGTCAATTGCTACCACACAACCCGGACGAATGTTGGGTTGTACTGTTAAGAATTCATTTAAATGATGCTGGGCACTGGCCGTGTCATCGTTCCAATCAACATCGTAACTGTCCAGATAAAACAAGTCCACTTGATCCAAGTCAGTTTGCTGTTGTAGCCAAGCCACGCTGTCACTAAGTGCAACCGAAAAGTTTGTGCTTGCAATGCTATTACGTGCGGCTTCACAAGCCTGACTGTCTATGTCTACACTACGCATTTGGCCGCCGTACAAGTCCACAAACTCTGTGAACAATCTAGCACTTTGTCCATCCATCCAGTTACCCGGTGTTCTCAGTGTGCCTGTTTCCACAATGTTGAAATTGCTTTGTTTTTGATTCAACAACAATCTAAAAATGATGTCAAAGCCCACAGCACGATTGTACATGCCGTCCACAAGAACCCCTTGTGTTCCGTCAAACCGAATGTTCAACAAAGGGTAATAGATTCGTCTGTAATGGTCAAGCCAGGTATTCATGTGTTTGTTTCCAGTGCTGGTGCCAGTCTACTTATCCATGTGCCTCGACGCAGTTCATCTAAAGTGTACTCTGTGTGACAAACTTGTACCAACCAAGTGTCTCGATCTCGAGTGTAAGGTTGTTCAATTTCCCCAAAACTCATGCCCACAGGATATGCCAGACTACTTGGTGCTACCACAGGACGCACTCCGGCTATGGCCGCTTGTATTCCCGGGCCTGAATTGTAGTTTACTAGGGCATGACAGTCATAATGCATATCAAAACTGTCATAAGTGTTGGGCACTCGGTTGGGTGTTTCTATAGTGACGCCTGCAGGTAAATTGTCAAATGCCATTCGACAACGTGGATGTGGGCGCACGGTGACGGGACGATCTGTTGAATTCCGGAGTATTTGTAGTGTGCTGTGCAACCAGTCCGACATGTTCAAGCCAGACACTTGTAAACTGCGATCGTGTTGCAAGGCCACAATGATGTTGGGTTGAGAGTTGAATTGTGTGGCCAAACTGATTTTTAATTTCCGGGGTCGATCCCAATCCAAATTGACATGGTTTCCGTAGTAGCCGTCTGCTGTGATATTGTTCACAGCAATCTTCCAGGTGTCGCCACGATACAATGCCCCAATTTCAATTATGATCACTGGCCGACCTTGAGATCTATAATGTTCATATACTGCTTGATTGGCTGCCATCCGACCTGCCCACAATACACTCCAAATGACGGCGGCATCCGAAGTCATTGAGTTTTCTTGTGTTTGAATGCCACGGGCCTGTAAACAGTCTAGTACTGCACTCATGACTGGTTTGGAATTTTTTGCACATTGTAAAGGAAAATAGGCTATGTTTTTGATCATAAGTAATTTTTAATGAAGTACACTGTAATTACCACGTTTAACGAGTCGGGCTATAAACAATATGGCCAACGCATGATTCAAACTTTCTTGCAAACATGGCCTGCTGAAGTCACCCTTGTGGTGTATGCAGAAGACTGTGCCATTGAGGAAACTGCACCTAATCTTGTGGTGCATGATATTGGCATAGCAGATGCACTAACCACATTTAAAACTGCCTGGGCAGGTGTACCACGTGCCAATGGAGATGTCAGTAGCGATCCTGTTCGTAGCAAAAGAAAAGATTCCGGTAAAGGATTCAAGTGGGACGCTGTGCGTTTTGCTCACAAAGTCTACTCAATATTCCACTGTGCCAGAAGTATCTCAACTGATTGGTTAATATGGATGGATGCGGATACTGTGTGCCACAGCACTATTACTCTGGCAGACCTAGACCGCTTGTGTCCCCCAGATCGAGACCTGTGCTTTCTGGGACGGCAAGGCAAATACTCAGAATGTGGCTTGTATGCTATGAATCTCACAAGACCCAGTATAAAAACTTTCTTGCAAAAGTTTCAACGCATGTACGACGATGCTGAACAGGGAATATTTACACTCAAAGAGTGGCACGATAGTTATGTGTTTGATGATGTACGAAAACAATGTAATCTTGTTGAACTAGATTGGTCTGCACATTTGATCACAGGTGAAGGCCATCCGCTAATTAACTCGGAATGGGGTGCATACTTGGATCACCTTAAAGGTGCCAGAAAAGATCAGGGACGTAGCAAGCGAGAGGATCTAAAAGTTCCGCGTACAGAAGCGTATTGGCAATGACTTGGATATTCTTAAACAAAAACAATGCAGACGAGTACATTGAAATGTTTGCTGCCGGATCACAAACAGTGCCCACTTGTTTAGAAACATGGTGTTACGAAGACAGTGATGCCCCACTTGTGTTGCGTGGCATCATGAAACACAAGATAATCAAGCGTTGTTGGGCGGATCAAAGACCGTTTTATTACATGGACTCAGGCTACTTGGGCAATAGACCCAGCATGGCCAATCCCAATGGTTGGAAGTTTTATCACAGGATCGTACCAAACAATCTACAACATGGTGCTGTGATTGATCGGCCTGCAGATAGACTACAACGATTAAACGTACGGATTAGACCCAGACAGAATCACTGCCGAGACATACTCGTAGTCGCTCCTGACGAAAAGCCTTGTACGTTCTACGGTATCACACTAGACGAGTGGTTAAAGACCACAACGGATACTATCCGGCAATATACTGATCGTCCCATACGCATGCGAGAACGTCCTGCGTCAAGATGGGATAGAAAAACACAACGACCCGAAGAGTGGTTGAACAATGTGCATGCTATAGTTACATTCAATAGCACAGCCGCAACAGAAGCAGTACTAGCCGGCATTCCTACTTTTGTCACAGCACCTGCCAACGCCGCAACACCTGTGAGCAATACAGATTTAAGAACAATAGAAACACCTTGGTTCCCGGATAGTGACCAGGTATATAAGTGGGCTTGCCACTTGGCGTATGGACAGTTTCATACTACAGAACTGGCCAATGGTACCGCAGCCGCAATACTCAAGGAGACTCAACATGCGTGAACATTATGGATGGCAATTTCCTGACTTTGAAACACACTTGCCACGGATGATAAAGAAAAGTGTGGACAAAGGCTTGCCACCTGAATATCAAATTGCTGTACGACGTCGCAGTATTGAGTTATGTAAAAAACGAGATGTAGCATTGGACATTGGTGCCAATGTAGGTTTATGGAGCCGTGATCTTGTGAAAAGTTTTGGCCGTGTGATAGCATTTGAACCTGTTGGTATATTTAGAGAATGTTTGGAACGTAATGTAACAGGAGATAACTTTGAAGTGCGCCCTATTGCACTAGGCGATCAGGATACCCAGGGCACCATGATCATTACCGAAGACAACTCTGGACACAGCCATCTTGATCCTGCCACTATGGGCACTGGTGATGTACAAGTTGTTCGTCTTGATAATCTAAACTTTCACGACATAAGTTATATCAAAATCGACTGCGAAGGCTATGAATATCGCATACTGCAAGGTGCCGAACAAACAATTCGACGTTGTAGACCCGTTGTGGTAATAGAGCAAAAACCACATGATGCTTACAGCAAACAATACGGACAGTTTGCGGCTGTTGGATTACTGGAAGATTGGGGCATGATCCGACTGGATCAAGTGCGTGATGATTGGATCATGGGATGGCAATAGGCGATTCTAAATTTATCAGTGTGTTACTACCCACAAGAAAAAGAACAAAATCTGTTGAAAAAAGTGTTCGAAGTTTGCTCGATCTTGCAACAGATCCCACAAGGATTCAAATTGCTATTGCATATGATAATGATGATTTCGAAAGTCACAAATATTTCACTGGCAGTGAGTGGAAAGCATTTATAGAATCTTATGGTGCAGGACACGGTGTTTTTGAATGTGAACCATGGGGTTACGAATACCTTGAGAAATATTATAATTTGATGGCTGTACATACATCTAGTGATTGGTTGTTAGTATGGAATGATGATGTTGTTATGCTTTCCCAAGGATGGGACCAGGCGCTCTGGGAGATTAAAGATTTTATTGGAATGGTTCATATGGACTGTAATACAAAAATTAGATGGCCAGTCCCAGGATCAACATTATTCCCAATTGTTCCTCGTGCCTGGGTTGATTTTTTTGGTTGCATAACAGGAGGACCTTGTTTAGATTCTTGGATCGCTGAAATTTGTCATAGTGCGGGTACTGCAAAAAGTATTAATGCTAACGTATTTCATGATCGTGCAGACGTTGCTGGAAACAACAATGACGAGACATATCAAGACACCAAAAGACTCAGGGTAACAAATAAAAAAGTTTACAAAAGTGATGTAATGAAGCAACTGCGAGATGAATGGACCCAACGATGGATTAAATATTCAGATGAAAACAAAAATAATCACACTAAAAAATAATGCGCTGTCTGAGAGAGTATCTAAAGATTGCATCGAGCAGGCTACAAAGTTTGGGATGTCTGTTGAGGTATTTGACGCTGTAAACGGGTTTGATGCAGCCGGGCATCTAGAATTATTAGATATAAAACCGTTGGGAAAATTTAAAAAAGGTAGAGTTGGAGTAGTTGGGTGTTTGCTAAGTCATTACTATTTGTGGCTGGATTGTATCAAAGACAATGTTCCGTATGTTATCCTGGAGCATGATGGTTATTTCGTTAGGCCATTACCAGAAAATATTTTAGATTTGTTTGATGATATTATCAAATTGGATGCTGGTAATCCTTACAAAGATTCTTACGAGCAGTGGTTAGTTGAACACGAAAATGACAGTCCATCAACTTGGACTATCAACGACTATGAAGGCGGTGGAGGGAATCACGAAACTGGTGCTGGATGGAATACTATAGGAGCTTATGCTTACATTATTAAACCACATGCGGCAGAAAAAATAGTAGCATGGGTTAAACAGAATGGTTTTCTCCCAACTGATCATTTGTTAGGCACAAAAATTATAAACATAACTCACTACAAACCCACCATTGCAAGATTACATCCATATTATGCAATAGATGGCAACATCAAAAAGATGTCGACCACAATGAATTTGGAAAAAATGTTATGAGTCCGTACTATTTAGAATCAGTTAGGTTAGGCCGTGAGTTCCAAGAAAGCAACAAAGCCTGGGCAGGATACGATGTTGTAAAATATCAAAAAAAGATCAAAGAATTGGTAGATCACTACAGTGCCCGGACCATACTAGACTACGGTTGCGGCAAGGGACTGCAATACCAAGAACGACTACCGTATGGCGGCAGCATCGGGCATGAATTGCCAGAATCTGAGTGGAAAACATTTGACGAGTATCTGGGTGTGACTGTGTACAAGTATGATCCTTGTGTGGCAGGCTTTGAGCAACTGCCTCCTGAGGGTACTAAGTTTGATGGTGTTATTTGTACACAGGTGTTGAACAGTATACCCGATGATGACATGGTCTGGGTGCGTGAAACATTAGAAAAATATGCCATAAAGTTTTGCTTCATTGGTCTAAATTTCCAACGAGAAGCCAAAGAGAAAAAGACCATGTATGATTCCAAGTTTTTTCGAGAGCCTCGCACTAGAGAGTTCTTTCGCAGTTATTATCAAGATTGGTCAGGCAGTGATCTATTCTGGTGGTGGAAAGATCGTGGACACTATCCCGAATGGATAAACGATCAACTTAACGGAACTTGGACAGATGTTCCTAGCGTATGGACTGGCAAGTACAAATATGTAGAGGTAAACCACAGATGATTATAGATCCCAAATATCAAGAGCAGTTGGCTACCATGCACAAACAAGGGAAATTTACCCACGGTAGTAAAGTTATTAAAAAAGTAAGGCCTTTTTTAAATCAATATAATCCCACCAGCGTATTAGATTTTGGCTGTGGACACGGTGCGTTGATGGCTAGTATACAACAGGCCTATCCTGACATGCGAGTAGAAGGCTACGATCCCGGTAATCCTGCACACCATCGTATGCCCAAACGTTCATTTGATGTTGTGGTCAGTGCTGATGTGCTTGAACATATTGAACCCAATCACTTGGCAGAAACATTACGTATGATCAGTGACAAAATAATTGTTGCAGGTTGGTTTAGAATTGCTTGTTATCCTGCAAAAAAACATTTACCAGATGGTCGCAACGCTCATTTAATTGTGGAGTCACCAGACTGGTGGCGAGAACAACTGCTGGACAACATGGATATTACCATTGCGTCAGAAGTGATCTCTGTGTTTGACAAAAGCCACACGTGGCCCGACGTTGTGGGCCACAACTATGATGTTGTGGTAGAAGCCAAGTAAGGCTGAAACTTTTGCCAGATGCGTCCTGCCTGTGCATCTGCATCCGACCAGTGTGCGGCAGCCAAATCATATAGCCATTGCTCTCGTGTAAATATTGCGGGTGATTCAATTTGAGCAATATCTTGATTGGCCACTGCCCATGCCACGCAACTCACATCATCCGCAAACACAGGTATTCCAGCACACACAGCCGCCACACTTGCACTGCTGTTAAAGAACACCGCGGCATGAGCACCATTTAAGTTGTCTGCTAATTGAGTGTTTACAGGGTCTGCGACTATAATGCTGGTGATTTCATTATTTTGTCTTTTGTACCACTTGTGAAAATCATCTGGTCTATAATCTCCTGGATGAGGACGTATTATGATCTGGCGTTGAGTATGTTGTCGAATTTGTCGAATTTTTCCATTAAGCCATTCCATAGGATCTAATGCTTTCATAGAAAAGCCGCCGTCACGTTGCATACAAATCAAGATATGTCCTTGAGGATTTGATCGTGGTGGTTGTAATTCAATGTGTAGTGCCTGGCGGATTTCGTCCCACTTGCTCGAGTCGCTGTTATGATTAGCATATTCAGCACGGTCGTAGAACGGTCCATTCAAACTGTAGCGTAGATATCTACTGCCGTCGTCTGTGTACTTCCAGCAACTGGCATCAATACACATGGTATCGAGTCCACGTCTACGCTGTTCTGCTATGATTTCTTTGCGTAAGGCAATGTTACGCCCGCCTGTGTTGGTAGTTGCCCAGCCCAACATTACCGCTAATCGACCGGGCGTGTAAACATAATCATGCTCTACCCGCACCAGTCCTCCAGAACTAGCAACACCTGTGGCAAAACTTTCAAGACATTGAGTTTTGCGTGTGTGCTTTTTTACATTGGCCACACTGGAAACGTAAACAACACAATCAAGCATTGTTTAATATGCGCCAGGCAGTACCATCACGCATTTCCACTTCTGTAAATTGACAGTATGCCATGTGTCGTGCCCAGGCTTCCACTTCGTCTATGCTGGGAATACGTGGGTTTTCTATTTCACTAAGACTTTGACTGCACAAAGGTGCCGCGGCATTGGGACCTAGTGTGATAGCAGGTTTGCCGTGTAACAGTGCTTCACCAGCGGCAATGCTGGAGAATGTGACCAAGCAATGTACATCACGATCCAGCGCCATTTCCATGGTGTCATTGTTAACTCTGGTACTGCGGCCTTGTTTGGTTCTTACGATAACAGGTCTGTCAGAGTACTTTTTGATTTCTTCTTGTACATTAGTCAACCAATCTTCTAAAATAATATCATAGTTGTTCAACAGTTTTTGACTAGGGGGTGCAATAAGAATATTTGTGCCTCGACGCATTTTCTTTGGTCTGACATTGGTTTTTTCCAGTCTATCCCAGGGACGTTCTACAATGTCTCCAAACCATTGTACATCGTTTCGGGTAATGCGGTGGAATGTTTTTCTTTTACCATTGCCAAAGTAACCGGTGTCTATGTAGAAGAAATCTCTCCCGGCTGCTCGACATGCTTCCATTTGTTTGCGTTTGGTAATACCACGCAACACAACAGGACCTGTTGTGAATTCTTCTCGGGCCCAGGTACTGATTTGTCCCCCAGCACCTTGTACAAAACTTCGTAGTACAGGATCGTACATGTGTCCTTTTCTTTCGTATCTGTATTCGCTGTCTGTACTTACTATGTTGTTAACAGGCAATGCCGCCAGTTGTTCACTCAATGTTTGAAGTGTAATACCGTAAGTAGATCCTGCTGGGTCCACACGATACTTCAATATGTTATCAAATATTTCTCGTATTTCTGGCACTACCTGATCTAACACATGCGGTTCAGGTGGCGCAGGGGGTTCTAGCACTGGAGGCGGAATATAAGATGACTCGTCTTCCTGTTCCCAAATCATTCTATCAACCTCTGCTGGCAATATTCTGTCAATATACGCTCTCGATGCCATTCGTCCGCCATGGGAGTATCAGCAAACTCATGAAAGCATGGAGTGCCCAAGGTATAGTGCAAGAGCTTGGCCGCGGGGTTTGGCCCGTATTCATCGGGCAACCAATTCCATTCTGGAGGTAACTCGCCTATGCGGTCATCATCTAACCACGTGAAGCGGTGGAGTTCACTACCTGTGGCCTGTTGTATAAATCCAGGCATGAGTTTACGATTGGGAAAACTGTTGCAGTTCCATAGTATCACACTGGACCAGTTTTTTCTAGGATAGTCTTCGTTTGGTGATCCAAGATATTTCACAGGCATTCGAGTCTTGTAATCATGTTTGACCACTTGTACATCTTTACTCATGTCTCTCAGTGCCCAAAGTTCTGCAATGTCGCCACGCACAATCATGTCGCCATCTATAAAGATAGCAGATCCTGTAAATCCCATCAGGTACGGTACTAAAAATCTTGTGTAGATAAAGTGATTGCTACCGTCAGTGTGCGTTTCATTGTAGTCCTTGAACAAGTTAAGTGCTACTGGTACTATACTTACAGGCTTGCTGGCATGTCTAATAATGCTGTTGACACAGGTGTGATAGGCTATGGCTTCACGCGGATCATAGCCGATGAAGATTGGTATAATGTCTTTCATCGGCGTTCTATGTCCTCTTCAACACAATTCTCACCGTACTGTATTTCAATCAGTTTCAGCGGTTGATCCGTTTCGTTGCACAACATGTGCCATTGATTTTTACCGATACAAATGTATTCATGCACACCATATGTACCCACTAAGTCATGATCGCTTGAACTGTCTAAGGTGTAGACTGCGGCTTCACCTTCGGCTACAAACCAAAATTCTGCACGTTGATCATGGCGTTGCATACTCAAACAGGTTTTGGGCATGACCGTTAGTTCTTTGAGTTTGGTATGTGTGCCTACTTCGTGCAACACATGATAATATCCCCAAGGGCGTTGTGTTTTCATGCAGGTATTTACACCTGGATGTCTTCCATCCCAGCAGTTCTTAGTCGCACCACGTGCCCCATTTGCCACTGCTTGGTATCTAGTCCTTTGAGTATGCCTAACCAACGATTGCGTAGGTATGCTACTTCGTTTATGAGAGTTTCGTAATCAATAACTTCATCTTCACCGTCCACGTACTTTTCAGCATCTCTACTTGTGAGAGCACGGGCATAACCTTCTAGATATTTTTGGAAATGTTTCCTACGTATCTTACGTAACTGTATGTTGAGGTAGTTTAGTACTGCTTCAATCTCTTGCAGTTGGTTATATCTAAACTCAGTTATGCCGGGCAAGGCCGTGATATTCTTTTCTACTAGGCCTGAGATCTTGCAGTCCTTTTTGGCATCTTCAAGTTCACGCTCGTAGTGAGCGATAAAGTCTGGAATTGCACCTAAGCTGGCAACTACGCGGCTATACCACATTAGTTTTCCCAGTCTTCGTCTTCTTCCTCTTCGTACTCATCTTCTTCCTCTTCCACATAGTCCTTGTCATTGTCAAGGTATGCGGTCAGCGCACGTTTGATGTCTGAGTCGCCTTTGAAAGCGTCACGAATGTCTTCCACGTCGGAATCATTGTCCATCAAGATTTGTATCACAGTTTCGGCGGCTTCGGCACGATCCACTGTGTTTACAAAACGCTTGAGTTCGCCCCAAATTTCACTTGCTATTGATTCACTCATCAGTTGTTTCCTCCGGAGTACTTACCTCTGCTTTCTGATTTCCAAAATCTGCCATGACCTTGTCCAAGCATGAATCATCGTTCTTTTCCCAGGCCTTGCGGAACTTCTTGATAATTTCGCCGTCGCTTGTGGTAAACACTAGACTGTTGCCTTCACGCTTGAGCATTTCTTTTTTCTCAATCAAGTCCACAAGACCTGAATAAGGGCTCATGCCTGTTGTGTAGGGAATCTTGACCTGCACACCTTCAAAAGGTTTGGCATAGCGTGTTTTCATAACTTTACATCCAGCACGGATACCGTTTACTTCGGATACTTTGTTGCCGTCTTCATCTTCTTTAAGTTTCATCTTTTTCATAGCAACAACAATACTTGATGCATAGATAAAGCCTTGGCCGCCACTAATCTTGTCATCTGGGTCAAACATGTCTTGTGAGGCGTAGGTGTGATTGGTACACACCAAGCCCACATTGTAACTACCAAACATGTTCACACAGTTGCGAACAAGTGCAGTGAGTGCTTTGGGTTTGCGACCCAAGTCACCTTTCATTTCACCTGCGTCAAACTGGTTAACGTCTGTAGGTGTCAACAACATACCAAGTGAGTCAATAACAAACATAACTTTGGGACGCTCGCCTTCAGCAAGTGCTTTGTAATCGCTCATGAATGTGGAGATTGTTTTGGCCACATCGTCAATCATGGCCATGCTTAATTTGAGCAATTTGCTTTCACTGGTATCAACACCAAGTGCTTTGAGCCAGTCTTCATCTAATGCGTTTTCACTGTCAATCAACACAACAAAAATGCCTTGCTCTTGTGCATTCTTAACAATGTTGCCGGAACAGATGTAACTTTTGCCAGCACCAGAGTCTCCGGCAAACACAGTGACCTTGCCTAGAGGAATACCTCGATTGAAGTCTCCTGAGATTAGGTAGTTCAAGGCATAGTTGCCTGTAGAGATCCAGTCAGTTGGATCGTTGAAGCCTATTGAAAGACCATCAATACTTTTTGTAATTTCACGTCTAAATTTACTGACGTCAAAGGGTTTACCCATTATATTCTCTCTTTCATATATCTTAAAATATTTTCTAATTCAACAACAGTCATAAAAAAAAGTAAGGAAGTTTCCTTCCTTACTTAGTTTGCATTACTTCTGCTGTCTCGCACGAATCATTGCCAAGATATCTTCAGCCTTTTGTGCTGGCTTTGCGGTCGATACTGGTGCTGAAGCGGCTGGCGCTTCTTCGTCATCAAAGTCACTTGCTGGTGCAGACACTTTGAGTGCTGGCTTGGCCACTGGAGCAGGTGTGTCTTCATCTGCGGCTGGCGCTGAAGATCCACCAGCAGGTGCTTGTACACCAGCAGGACGGAAGTATTGACCCCAACGCTCTGTGTCATATGGTTGACCATCAACTGATGCTTCAAACATCTCTTTGATAACCTTCAACTCAACATCAGTTGGCTTCTTGGGCAAGAATGTGCTCAAGTCAAATAAGCCATGTGCATCAACAGCCGCTTGTTCTGCTTCGGTCAGTGCTGACTCTTTACGTGCCCACTTTGATCCATTGTAGTCAGCGAAACCGCCTTTGGCACCTTTGCTGATACGGAAGTCCAAGCCACGCAAGTAGTCTGTTGGCAATTCTTCCAACTCAGGGTCCATCAATGCGCCCTTGATAGTTGTAAAGATTTGTGGACCAATGATGAATCTGCGAATGGGATTCTCTGGTGTTTTGTCATCGCCCAGTGGGTTTTCACGCACAAAGCCTTGGAAGATGTAACTGCGTTTCTTCCAGTACTTACGACCCATGTCTTCAAGGCTCTTGTCCTTGAACCAGGTGCGTACTTCTGCAAGGATTGGACATGCCTCACCCCACATTTCCACGCAAGGTACTTGTACCATAACTTGCTTGGATTCCATCTCTCCTTTGATGCCATTGAAAGGCAAACGAATCATTGCTCGTTCTTGCCAAAAGAAAGTGTTTTTACTGTTACCGTCAGGGAGGAAACGTAGTGTGGCAGAACTGCCTTCTTCCATGTTCCAGTGCGGATAAATTGAGTTGTCGCCACGTTCGGTAGATTGCCCACCTTTTGATTCTGCTGCCTGCAGTCGTGCGCGGATTTCTGCTAATGATGCCATATTGTGTTGCCTTTCTATGCGTTAATATGATTTTAAAATTTAAGTCTTGCTTAAATGCTGCCTACAAGGTTATTTTAACACAGCCTGTCTGTGTAGTCCTACCTTTACGGTAAGGAATTTTGCCTAACTAGTTGTTTACGGAAGTGTGCGCTACTACGCACACTTCTTTCATGTGTTTATTTATATTATTTGAGCAAAGCCAAGGATTTTATTCTTGCCAAAGTGGCATCGCCTTCTCGAGACTCGTAGTATGAGCCTGTGATTGCGGCATTGTAGTTTATTGGATCATCGTGTTTGCTCTCACGTGTGTCTTGAGCAATATTGTCGTATCCCATCATTTTACTGGCTTGATCCATGACCTGCATGACCATTTTAGGATCTTTAAGTTCACCAGCACGGGCTTTGTCCATTATGAATTTATAAGGTTTTTGTACTCGTGGATCACCACCGTTGACAACTGAAGGTTCCAATTTTTGTAATGACTGTATGTAATGAGATACACCCATGCCGTTTTGGGCCATTTTATACATCATCCATATGTTGGCTAACACCCCTGACGAAGTATCAGCCTGAGTAAAATCTAATGCTCGTTCAGGTCCCATATGGGAGTAACTATCATCTCTATTCAGCCCGTCAGCATACACAGTTTCGCCTTCATCCATGGTTTCATACATGCCACCGCACTCGGCCAAGCCGTGTTCTGGACAGTACTCACCTTCGGCTGTCATGTTGCATGAGCCGCTTTCGGTAGTGACAGGCATGGCCACAGGAGCGATTAGATTTTCGTTTACACCTAGTTCTTGCCCTAACCGATCGCTGATCCAGTTGTAAGGATCGCCATCACGTGCTTTGGCCACACCATAAGGCATTTCACCATTGTCACTGTAGTAATCATACAAGGCATGGTATAACTCATCATTAAGATCGCCGTCGGCTTCAAAGTTTTTAACTTCGTGTTTGAAACGACCCAGAATATGTTGCAATGTTTCACCGGCGGAGTCCATCAAGCGACTTTCTGCCACTGGCAGTCCGGCCAAGTTGCGAATGCTGTTGATGTCTTCAAATGTGGCCAGGTTGTCGCCTTCTGCTACAGGTTGTTGTGGCGCAGGGTTAGGTGGCACACCAGCGTCAACAGGAGCAGTTGCGCCTGTTTGTGGTTCAGCAGGATTGCCAGGAGCAATAGGCTCGGGTAACTCAACACCCAGTTCGGCCAGTCTATTCATGACTTCTGTGTCGTTCCAGGCATTGGCTCGTGGATCTTGATCAGCAAGAGCATGCAGTCGATCAAACAATTCGTCGTCACCCACCAAATCATACAGTTGTTCTGTTGCGTTGGTTGCATCAGGACCAACAATGAGTTCTTTGGTCATGAGTGTTTTTAACTTGTCCAATTGCTCAGGAGTTTCTGGCAATGTCCATGTACCTTCTGCTAGATTGTTAATCCAGTTTTCAAAAATATCTGCTTCTTTCATTTCATTTCCTCTTTGCTGAATCTTGGCCAGCAGTGGTAATGCCGCTTCAATACGGCTGTCTATACTCTGTTCGATAAACAAAGTCTTGATGTTGTCCACAACACCTTCTTGTTCATTGATCGTAGCAGGATGCCACGATTCAAAATACTTGGCATAGCCACGACCTGTAGCCATGTGCTTGAGATTCTCACGTAAGGTTTGATAGTATGCTTGTGCTTCTGTTACCAATTCTTGTGTGACACCTTCTAGGATGCGATTTGCACTTGCTCTATTGAAACGGCTCAGCACAGCAATTTCGTTTACTGTTTCTGAGATGTGGCAACCGCGAATGTCGTATGGCTTGCCGCCTTGGCGCACATGTTCCAACATGGCTCTGGCGCCTGACAGGCTCTTGAAACCCAGTTTAAACTTTTCACCTTCGGCGGTTTCGATGAACATCCGGTCAATGTGACGATAACGTGCATCACCTTCGCCCAAGGGCTGGCTGTGTACAATTTGTAAACGTGCTTGAGTAGGCTCGCCTGCGTAACTGACTTTTCGTGTGCCATAGTAGCCTTCAAACAAGCCTTCTTGAATGGCGGCCATGCCTTGCATGGTGTGCTTGAGTTGGTTGATGTCTGCTATGCTGTGTGTCCAACGATTGCTTGTGGCCTTTTGGTTCAAGTGCTGTAGGAAATCAAAGAATTCTGATTTGTCATCGCCTTCCATGGTGCGACCCAGGTTGTCCCCGTACATGATCTTCATCTCGTTATCCGAGTCCAGTACAATAACCATTGTGCCGTAATTCTTGCCCGAACCTGCAATATAATCAAATGTGAATGTTTTGGCATCTTCTGCGTCAGAGGGCTTACCCATGCGATCCAGCATTTCAGGGTGATAATTGCGTGTAGCCAGCAAATCCAGCAGTTGTTGTGATATAGAGTTCGTTGTTGCCATGGTAGTATATTTAGCGCATCATTGCAATGAACGGGAATGGTTCAATTATGTTGTCTGTGTGGTCTTTTAGGTAGGAATTTAAATCTGCGTGGTATGATTGTAGCAACATCAGCATTCTAGTGGCCAGCAACCCGGCCATCACAAGATCGTCTGTTTCCCCAATTTTGGCCGCGTAACTAGAGCCAGCAGCCACAAAAGTTTTTAGTTCTGATATCAAGGGCTTTGAGTACAATTTCATACGTCCAGATTCAACTAGCACTTTGAACTTGTTGCAGGCCACAATCTTGCTCTTGTTGGTTGTGGTAAATCCCTTGCGGATTCTACGTCCGTTTGAACTTTGTACTGAGTTGTCGCTGAGGAAATAACCTGGAATATTTTCTTCGCCATATTCTGCAATAGAGATGAGTGCGGCTTCGCCTAGGGTATTATTTTCCACTGAGTAATAGATCTTCTTCTCGTCCCGGACCACCGAGTGTATTTCTTTAATTACATCTGCTAAGATTTTAATCTGTGTGGGCACATCAGTTTTGTTATGACGCCACTCGGCCACTTGCTCTGTAGTTTCTGCTTCAAATACTTGTATGGCTGAAGGATCACCACCCGTGCCTAGGCTTGGGTCAAGGGCCACAATATACATTTTGTCTCGATCAACAGGCTTGTACCAACGCACCTGTCCCGTTTTGTGGGTGGGTTCTTGGCCTTCTAGTTCCAGCAGTTTAATAGGCGAGATCAATGTTTCGTCATTGATAACAAAGTCACAGTCCATCTCTCGACGGAAACGTTCGTCTCCTAATTGGCTGCGCTGTTCTGCGGCCCATGCATCATCACGGTCTGGATGTTCGCGCCAGAATGCTCTAAATGCTTTGAAGCCGTTGATGCCCAAGCCATCTGGACGTGGATTACCAAACTCATCTTCAATCTTGTTAGCACCCTTCCAGATATAGGCAAACTGATCTTCGTCTGAGTTTGGTGTGCTTGTGATAATTGCTTTACCACCAGTTGATAGTGTAGGTGTAATACTAGTCCAAAACTCTTTGGCAATTGTGGGTCTCACAAAGGCAAACTCGTCTAGATACAGCAAGGTAATACTCATACCACGACCGGTATTTTCAGTTGTGGTTTGACTTACAATACGCGAACCGTTGTCAAATTCTAAACTACCTTTGTTGTAACTTGTGGCGCCTGCACGTATGTGATTGGGACATAGTTCATAAGCATAGCGAATACGTTGCATGATCTCTTGTGCGCCCAGATATTTGTGTGCCGCAATAAGAATAGTTGCGTCAGGCACAAACATAGCATACCACAACAGGTATCCTGCGGCCGAAGTTGACTTGCCGGTTTGTCGAGGCATCAATGAGATTGAGAAACGATTGGTGTGATAATTTGCAATCAGTCGCTTTTGATATTCAAAAGCATGGTACAACATCTTGCCCCTGACTGGATGTTGAATATGAAAAAAGTTGTCCATGAAGTACATGGGTCCGGTCACAGGATCTGCGCACCTAGCAAAGTCTTCAAGTTCTTGTTCAGAGAATGTTTCTTTGCGGTGTGGTGCTTTGACCAACACTGTGTCTAAGGTATTTTTTGCGCCAATCATATGATCAACTCCGGCCACAGTCGTGCAAACTCACCTGCCTTATCTGGGTGAAACACAGTTTCATTGTCTTGAATGTGTTTATGAAACTTTTGTTGTATCACAGGATTATCTTTTGTTTGTTTATATTTTTCCAATGCTTGGTCAAAGAACTGACGTTCAGCATCAGTAGCGATACCCATAGCATAAAAACGAAGAATTTCTTCACTAGCCAATCCGGCCACTTTGGGACCATGCAAAAATGGATCAAGATAGTCAGGCTGAAACAAGTTTTGCCACAGTACTGTGGTACCAGTATCTTGAGCAAACTGCCTAAATTCACAAAGATGTGTAGCACTATAAATGTTATACACTGCGTGTATGCCTCCCCAATGTCCGTTGTCGCGCATGAGATATTTAACTGTTTGTAGATTGTGTTGTAACAACTGCCAACTGGCACCATGGCGCACATATTCTAATCTATCACCAGTATTATCAAAACTCATACTCCAGCCCACGTTACGACGTTGCGTAAGTTTTTGAAATATTCGGTTCTTTTCTAAATCTACATTCATGTTTGTGATCAAGGTCACAATAGCAGACTCAGGGATAACTTCTAACAAACGTTCATTCTCGGGCAATAACAAAGGTTCACCGCCTACCATGGCCACTTCGTGTATGTGTTCACGATGCTGGTCCAGGAAGTCACACACCTGTTGATAGTAGGGTCTTGTACCAGATCGAAATGGCACGCTTTTGATGCTGGCCCACTTGCTGGAACACTCAGGTCCACAATAATTACAACTCAAATTACAAGTTGTGTTCCAACGTACATCAAAAATCACAGGATAGTGATAGCGATCACCGGCTGTGGCATAATCAAAATCGGGGTTCACGTTGTTGTGCCAAGTACGTTCTGAATCTGCACCAAAACGTTCGGACTTGACACAGTTGCTACAATATTCATGTGGCTTTCCTTGTGCCAGACTAGCACGTATCTCAGTCATGAGATCTGTGTTAAGTATTTCTTCTATTGTGTTGTTATTGAGGTTGCCCAGCATGTTGGGGTTGCCAGCACAACATGTTTTGACATTGCCTTGGGGATTGATATGCAGGCCACGCCAGGGTGCCGCACAGTAAAAATTGCTCATGTAGTATTTACATGTCCAATTTTACAGCACAATTATTCACACAGGACTGTAAGGGTTACGAAAACGATCGTAACCATCATCTTCTGGATACACTGGATAGTTGTTGGGGTTATTCTGCATTTCGACCACACCGGGCACGTTTGGCATTTGTGAGTGCACCAAAATCCACTGGCCACTCTTGACCTGGTTGTAGTTCTCGAGCGCCTGCTGGGTAAGCAAATTTAACACCGGCTGTGATTTCAATTTGGCTAACCGGCAGCCGGAACTTGGTCAAGTCATTGCCTAAATTAACATAGGGTTTGGTATGTGGGAATGCCCAACCAGCAATCTGTTTGGTTTGATTGTTGATTACAATTTTGTAAAAGCCGTGTGGTACAACAACGCCGTTGCCGATTGATTCATCACCAGGTCCGTAGAACGCACCCACATAGATTGTGTAGGGTTGATTGAGTTGTACTGCCCAACCACGCACACTTGTTTCCAACAGTTTCCAGATACCGCGGTTTAAACTTCCGTGTTGCGGATACATATTGGTCATTAGGAATGATTCATACTCTACTTGTGCTGACCAACTCAAGTCACCGTCAGGAGCGGCATGTCCTTTATCGTAGCCTGTGCCAGCGTAGTCATCTGGTCGGGCACCACCCTGGACGCTTTGATCAGCAACAAAAGCATTGGTACGTGGGAAGCAACCTAGTGCGTTTTGTGGTAGTAATGTATATGCCACATAGGCAGGAATCTTTACAGGAGCATCATATGCCACAAGATAGGCTTCGCGGCAGATGGGTTGCACAGCACGTTTGACTGTGGCAAATCCATAAGGTGAGTGTACTGCACAGGCCTGTGGGGGATTAGGGGCTCGTTGGTCCCAGGCATGTACCAGTCCTGCTGTGACCAGCAAGACCACGGTTAATATTTTTTTCATTGTGTAGCCTTTTGTAATATGCTACTATTTAGTTAGTAACCCTTGAACGGCTTGACTGTGCTTTGTGTGTTTACCAAGGCCGGTTCTAAACTATTTGGGGTACTGATTTGTATTTTTTCAGCAGATAACCCAGACATTTTCAATGCTTGGTCAATAATTGGTTCAACGCTGGCATTGAATCCACCAATCACAGCATCTTCGCCAAATGCCGCTTGTGCTGACCACTCAGGCATGTTGGGTATTGGATCTTGTGTGCCGGCATCGCTACGGGCTCGGGCCATGGCCACACCCAAGCGATATATTTTGTACGGATCACTAGATGGTACACCGGGCAACACAAACACATGGTTCATGGGATCTGCTTGCTCTGGCGGCAAAGTTGCTTGTTCAGTGATAAATTCTCGGGCTCTCATCGGTACCCCTTGAATCCCACCAAAGGGCTTGTCTTGTGTACTGTTGGATGTTCTTGACTTCTTGTATCACCATTATTCAAGTCACGATGTGTTGATCCCACGGCCTTGAAGGCCTGGTGCATCATTTTTTCTTCAACATCTGTATACGGTGCCGCAAGGTTGTTTCTACCTACCCACGATTCACTGTCAACTGTGACTGGTGCATCTGTGCCGTCAGCCATGGCCACTGCCATCATGATACGATTGAGTTCATATGTGCGATCAGCACGTTCGTTGTCCACAAAGGTATGCAAGCCCACTGTTGCATTTTGCAAACGTTTGCTTATGTGACCTTTTTTGTGTTCAACCACAAACTCTTGTGCTCGCACAATTAACTCGATGTTGAACCGTACACGCCAGACTGTGCTGATGTGGCAGTACCTATTGCTGTGGCACTAAACACAGTACCAGTAATGCTCAGATAATTACCTGCGCCAACATAGTATTGTTGTACAGTATTTCCCGGAACCACAACAGAATTTGCGTACAGGTTGCCAGTTGGCATACTAGTGTTTACAGGAACACCATTGGCCTGTATGTATTGTGTCTGTGTTTGGATAACTTGAAAATTCACTGTGGCAAGAGTTGTGGCAATTTCCACCTTGTCAGTGGTCCAGAGAACGTTTGATCCAGTATTAACAACTTGAACGGCAGCCATTATTTCGAGTCCTTGGGTGGTTCACTCACAACTGGTTGAAACAAGTTGCGTGATTGATCCAACACACCCGGAATGTATACCGGTTGTTGTTTGTAACCGCCAGTGGCTGGACTGTGTGGATTGATAACAGGAGGTGTTGTCAATGCTGTGGTAAAAGGTTGTGTGCTCATATTATGCTTTCATAAAACGTTGTAGTTCGGCCATCAAACTTTCAGCAACTTTTTTGTCGCCGGCTGCTTTTTTGTCATCAACTGCTTTTTCGATAGTTTCTTTTTTGTTGCCGTCGTTGTCAACGTCAGGGAAGTCTGGCTTTTTGGCTTCTCGAATACCGGCCATCTCACGCAAGCGATGCAAATCATCTGCACCCATGCGTTCTTCTTGGCCTGCAATTACAGGAATAGTTGTTTGACCAGTTGATTTAGGACCATTTAATCCACCTGAATATTCAAAACTATCTTGTGCTGTTTCGGTGTTGGTAGGATAGTCTGGACTGTTTTGACTCACAACATCATCTCCGTATGCTTCGTCAACTGTTTCGCAACCGCAGTCTTCTTGACCACATGCATCGCACACTTCGCTGTCATCGTGTTCGTGACCATGATCTCCCATGGCTTGACGAATTTGATCAGCAAGTGCCTCTGCACCTTCAGCATCCATTGTGCCATTTACTTCAATTGCACCAGGATGATCTAGATCGGCACCACCTTCGATATGTGGGTAATCGTGTCCGCCTAGACCGGCGTTTTTCAACAATTCGCCCAGTTTGAGTGCATCATCATCTGTGGCAGTAACAGTCACGCTCTTGCTTGGTCCGCCTGTGGCGTCGGTGTTCATGTTCATGCTGATGTTCATGCTTTCACGAATCATGGTTTCAAGTTCATGATTCATAGAGTCATAAATGCCTTGTCCAAAACCAAAGCCACTTGATGCTGTGGGGGTGTCAGTTCCGCCTGCTTCTTTGACTTTCTTTTTCTTTTCATCGTACTCAATGTCTTTGGCTACCTTCTTGCCGGCTTTTTCTGCCTTGTCATCTTCTGCGCCACGCTTTGCACCATGAATGCCATCTTTCTTTTTCTCATCATACTCGATGTCTTTGGTCACTTTTTTACCTGCACGTTCAGCGCGGTTGTCACGCTTGGTAGTTTTTTCTTCGCCCATGGCCATTTCTTCATCGTCCTCTTGATTCTGCATGTAGTCATCCACAGCAGTCATCATGCCTTCAATCTTGGCCAACTTGGCTTGTACCCATTCTGGCAAGTTGTCGTTGTCGCCCAGCACTTTCTGCAAGGCCTGTGCATGACGCACAATAGTCTTGATGTCGTCTTTGGCCATTTCGCCTTCTTGGTCGTACTCGCCACGATCAGTGATGTCAAGATCGTCCTCATTGGTTTTCTTTTTGCTGTATGCAGTACGATCGGTCTTGCGTGATTTTGCTGTGACACGTTCTTGACGTGGACCACTTGCACTCTTGGGGCGACCACGTCCGCGCTTTTCACCTGCGGCTGGCTCATCACTATCAGCACCTACTGAGTAACCTGTGTTGGGATCAACTCTGCGTGTTACTCTACGACCACCTGGAATTTCTTGTGTGTCATGTTTGTCGCCGTGTGTGACATCACCAACTCGGCGAGCACCCATGCGGCTCTTGACGTCTTTTTCCATTTCGTCCCAGCCTTCGTCCATGTCTTTTTTCACAGATTTGGTTCTAACCACAGCCGAGTGAAAGTTTTTCTTGTCAGCAGATATCTTGTTGTTGTATTTTTGAGCAAAAGACGTGGCACTGTCTTTGTCAGGGAATGTTTTCAGCAAATCATAATCAGCACCACCTGCTCTATCACCTTTTGTCTTGTGATATACATAGAACTGACCAGCACCTTCATCGGCCACTTGCTTGTTGCCGCCTTTGCGCAACATAGCAAAGTCGTTGGCATCTAGTCGGCCATTCTTGTTCATGTCAATTTTCTTTTGCTTGGGACTGAGTGCGCTCTTAATTGCTTCTGCGGCCACATCACCCAACATTTCGTCAACTTCTTTTTTGGCGCCGGCAATTCTATCTGCAAAGTTTGGCTTCTTGCCTGTTTGTGGCACGCCCATTTTCTTTTGTAGGTCTCGGCGCATGTCTTCGTCTGAGCCATGACCTAATTTATTCAAAACTTTATTACCCACTTTCTTCACAGTGTCCATGACACCTGCTTCTTTTACAGGATATGTTCGGCCATCCACTTTAAAAGAGTCTTGATGATTTGCCTTGGCCTTGACCAATTCACCTGAGAATTCATTGCCTTCGTCTGTCATGCCCTGACTTTCTTTGGGATGACGCAGTTTGTTTAGTACGGCACCTGCCACACGCTCACCGGCTGCTTTGGAGCCATAACGCTGGCCAGCATCCTTGGCAATCTTCTCAAAATTCTTGCCTGGCTTGCCAATGTCTTGGCCGGCACGTGCCTTCTTGGCCGAATAATCACCCGAGGCTTCTTCTACAGAATCCTTGTACTTGTTGTACTTGTCACGAATTGGATCCAGACTCTTGCCTTCACGGCCTGCTTTGGCCAGGGCTTGCATGCCCGCTTTGCCATACTTCTCATAGCCCTTGGCTGCACGACTCATGTCACGCTCGTTCAATTGCTTGTGAGTGGTTTCTGGCTTCTCGCGAATGCTATTCAACTTGTCGTTAAGATTGTAGAAAAAATTGTCCATGTTGGGTTCCTAAGTAATATGACTTATTTATACGCCTTTCGATACTTTGCAGTTATCACCGTGCCACTTGGAGTAGTTTGCAGTATCACAAATTTTATTACAATGCGGACAAGTTTTTTTAATTTGAGAAGGGTGGTTTCCGTTTGCTACTCTTTTTAAATTGTTAGCAGGCCCAACAAATACGCATTTACCAGCGGCTAACTGACGCAAAGATGCTTGTTTGATTTTTTCTTGTACTTTGGGGTCCGAGGAGCCCTTGCCTGCGGCGTGTAAATCTGATGCCAGGCTTGTTCCATCAGACCGTTTCTGCAAGTTATGTGTGCCATTGGCAACTCGTTTAGTATTAGTTGGCCTAACATAGTTCTCTACAAATTCTTTACTTTGAAATTGGTGCTTACCTTGCTCAACTAATAACTTTTGTAATCTACTTGCTTCTTTTGATATTTCTTGTGGGGTTTTATTCATTCTTGAAAATATCCGAGCACACGCTTCATAATCACCCTGTGCATAATGTATATCATAATGCTCTTGTATAGTGAGCGCCACTAGATTCAGCGGATCATTATTGGTATGATCTCCATCTTTGTGATGTATTTCGTAAGTTCTACCACTCGAGTCTTTTGGGATTGGGCCATTGTGGATTATGTAAGATCGTCTATGATCTTTAAGATGATAAGTAGGCATGCTGATTGCTCCTTCAAGCGTTAGAGCAGTTGGGGATTACCGTCCCGCGAACTGCACCTATATTTACCTCAGCCCTTTGGGTGTGCGCCAGTGGCTGGCTTGGGTTGACGCTTGATCGTGGTCATGGGGCTCTTGTTACCCATTGGCAAATCATTTGTGGTTTTAGCAGGAGGTGTCTTGCCCCCGGCCACGGTAAAGTTACTACGGTATGCATTCTTTAACACTTCGTGATCATAAGGACCAGTTGCATAGTCTTTCTTGAGTGCTCGTTGTTCTGCATCAGGGGCAGGATAAGGTGAGTCCAACAAGTCTTTATTTTCGTCTTCAATCTTGTTGTTTTCAATATTGAGACTGTCTTCATAGCCGTCTGTGTTCATCACAATGCGATTGGGATCCAGGCCCAACAACTGTGCCAGTTGTTTGATCTGTGGTTCAATGGCTGGATACTTGAATTCCACATCCACAATCTTCATGGGCTGATTGGGAAACGCTGGAAAATCAGGGATCACTCGACGAACTGGTGTGCTCTTGGCATCTGACATTTTGACAACGTCAAATTGAGCGCACTTGTCTCGAAGTTCTTTAAAAAAGCCATCAGGTACATCACCAACTACTTTGATACGGTAGTTGTATGTACGTTCGCTTTCGGCTAGGTATTTTGCAAATGGTTTCATATTCAGTATCCTGTTGTATATTTATTCTTTTTGTGCGTTTTGGCCTTTGCCAATGATGCGTTCCAGCAAATCGTTACGGCTCAAGACCACTCCGTGTGCTACCTGTGCGGCGGCTATGCCTTCGGGATCTTTGGCATCCAGGGCTTGCTGTTGTTGATCCAGGCGCATTTTCTTCATCTGCAGATCAATCATTTTGAGTTTCTTGTCCAGTTTGGCTGTTTTGGCTGTGATAGCATGGCCCAGCATGTTTGATGCTACTGAAAAGATTTCGCTGGCAAATCTTGAATCGACTTGAAAACCAAGATCCATTAAATCCTTGTAACTGCCAGTGGCCAAACCAGCAAGTTCATCCATTTCGGTGTCTGTGGCTTCAAGTCCACGCACAGCAGGCAACGCACCATCAACTTTGTCAATGGCGTCATCTAGTGCTTGTAGGGTTTGTCTATTGGTAGGAAGATCGGGCAGAGCGATGTCTACTTCTTCTGGAGTAGGTGGGAGATCAAAAAGGTCTTCAAGTTTGCGTGTCATGCCAATATTTAGTGGCTCACGCTCGACCGTTGTGAAACATGTCCTGTTCAGTAATAACTCTAAATGTGAGTCCGTTGCGTCGAGCCCATTTGGTCGCCGCGTCCCACTTACAGTAGTTGATGGCTACTATAGTGCGGTCTCGGCTGTTCATTTTTGACTCAATCACGCTTTGCTTTTTGGGTTTGATTTCAATCAGTTCGGCCCGCATTTGATTGTTTTTGGTACGGTATGTGATCAAAAAATCTGGGATATACTGTGTCATCTTGCCTGTGAGTGGATGACGATAAGGAATGGCAATGCTTTCGCTAGCCCATTGTAAAATATGATCGTTTGAGTCTAGGAATCGCATAAATGACAATTCCCAACCCGATCTGTAGCGGGGCTCACCGTTGCCCACATACTTGGCACGGTTGACCACAGTGTATGTGCCTTGTGCCCAGTGTGCCATTATTGTACTACGTTTCTAGCTGCGTAGTAGTTGGGTGCTACTGGTATGCCCACGCCCAACAACGTGGCGCGACTTCTAATGCTGTTGAGATAATAGGCCATGTTGATGTTGAGGTCCAGTTGCTCACCGCTGGCCTGAAATGTTTGCAACAGGGTCAACGGTGGGATATTTGTATCTTGTGCCACTCTAAACAAACTCACAGTGAAGTTGTCTGCGGCTTGTTTTGTGGTCATCACACTCTTGAAATAACTATTGACCACATCATAATCGCCCACAGGAATGTTCACATCATATTCATAGAATGTGTCAAACACTCGCACAGTTTGATCTATATTGTAATTGGTATAGTTAATGCTGGCCATATGCAATTAGTTAGTTGGGGGTGTGGGTGGAGTAGGATAATACATACCACTTGAGCGCCCAGGAATCTGACGCATGGCAGCCGGTACAGCACCTTTGACCACACTGGTGCCCAGGGCCACTGCTTCATTCACTGCAATACTCTTGAGATTTTTGTTTTTAAACGTATTGTAAGTTGTGCCGGCTTTTTGCACAGCACCAATGATGCCCAGTGGTCCACCACTTTGCAAATCTTCAATAATACCTCCAGCGGCATCCAACAAACCACCTTGCCCCATGAAGTTGGCGCGACTGCCAGGTCTTGAAATTGGACTTAGTGTTTGGTCGTAGTGAGAGGGATCAGCAAAGCCCTTGACATTTTGATCGGGTCTAGGTCGTCCCACTGCACCTGCATAGTATTTCACAGTTTCATAAGCAATGGTCATGGTGTTTTGCATGGTGCCAGCACCTTCGCTGTAGTTGTATTGGTCATGAGCCCAGTTAGTAATTAACGGATTGACCAATACATAAGTTGCTGTCTTGTGTTGGTCCATGCCCACAATCTGAATGTCAAGAAAAAACGGAGCCTTGCCACTCGGTCCAGATGTACCATCGTTGTAGGCTTCGCCAATGTATCCCCAATCGTTAACATTGCCCACACGTTCGTTGTTGTAAATGTCGCGAATATTGTACCCAAAGCCTGTGACTTTGTTGGCGCTTTCACCAAGACTGCCGTTGTTGCCGTTGGCTAATACTTCATTGTAACTTTGACTGGCATCTTTGTAATAGTAGTTGTAATAGGCATACCACATCTTGCGTACATTGTCGCCAGAGTCGTCGTGGAATGTGATTGTTACTGGATCATAATTGATCTTGGTTTGCACCACACGCTTGCGATTGTATTGATTGAGAGTTTCGTTGGCAATTGTGAACTTGGGTAGGTCCACAGTTTTGACCACATAACTTAATGACGAGTTGCCTGTGACTCCAAGATAACTGGCCAGGCCTGGAACACCTGCAAAGTTAAGAGTGAAACTAACGTGAAAAAGGAACTTGTACCGAGGTTTAAGTTCAAATGAGTTGGGAGTAAAAACTTTGCTTGCGTGAGTATAATCACGCAAGGCATTGACTTCAGTAAACCCTTGCCAGAATTGTTGACCAAATGTTGGCATTGCCTAGCCCTTAGGCGCCTAGGCCAACACCTGTTACTGAACCACCGATGGTACGTCCAAGTCCTGTGGCAATAGCGCCAATACCACCATCATTGACTGATGTCTTGACTTGTGCGGCGTTGTCATAAGCAATGTTTAAGTTGATTGTAACGCCTTCGTTGGTACCATAGTTGAGTTCACCGTAGTCAGCACCCTTCAAGTAGCAACCATACAATTCCCACTGTTCAAGAACTGTGGGTGTGTCTGCGCCATTGCCACCATCAAGAATTTGAATTGTGGTCATGAACTTGTAGTCAATACCGGCTGCGGCCGACGCTTGTTCCAAGAAGTCCAACTGCTTCTGCATTTGTTCACCAACCAGTGTCATGACACTTCCTGATGCGTCATCACGTACTGAGCATGCGATGTCAGCCCAGGTGTGACGTCCGGCCAACTTCAATGTTGAGTTGTAAATTGGTAATGCGATTTCTTCAAATGTTAGATTGGGTCTAGCCACGCTGACAACTTGTTTGGTCATTTCTGTGGTTTCGTTAGTTACCCCAAAATTTTGAAACAATACTCTAAATCTATATTTGAGTTTGGGCATCAACAGGCCCTGTGCGCTCGCGGATTGATCGCTTG